TCCATCCGCCATCCTCCAATTTCTCCGGCTTTCCCTCAGGATTGAACTTCACGGCAAACTCCAAACCGTTGAGAAGCCCGGATGCGAAACGTATCCTCAGCTCCTGACCGGGGAGGATATATTTCTCGGAAAAGTTAACACCCGTGTCCCTAAAGCGGTAGGCATTCCATTTTTCCTCGGTGGTTGTGCCGTCCTCATTCTCCACCTTGTCCGTCACTTCGATAGTGGTGACATCCGACATGATGCCTGTTCTTCGAGGATAGACTTCATCGAAGATAACCACCTGCTCGACGGCTTCCTCGGTAGTCATATCAGGATA